TGGCGAATCCCTCTCGATCCGCCACATTGATTCAGACAAAATTAATTTTGAAAAGCCCACGAGTCTCATTCAACGCGCGTTGGTATTACGCAATAAGCGCCACGATTATTCGATCGCGACAACGTTCGCCCAGCGCAAAACAAAAGATTGGATAATGCATGGTCTCATTCAGCCCGGGGCAGGAGGCGGCGCGGCAGCTTATGGAGGGGCCGCAGCGTTATACATGTCTAGCGGGCGGCACGCGGTCGGGTAAAACGTTCATGATCGTCCGCGCCATTGTCGAGCGCGCCATGGCGGCGGCTGGCTCGCGTCACGCCATCCTCCGGTTTCATGCAAATGCGGCGCGGGCTTCGATCGCGCTCGATACATTGCCCACTGTCATGCGTCTCTGCTTCCCCGGCATCAAACTCAAGGAATCCCGTCAGGACGGCTATTTTCAACTTCCGAATGGCTCTCGTATCTTGATCGGCGGCCTCGATGACAAGGACCGCGTCGAAAAAATCCTCGGGCTGGAATATACGACCATCTTTCTCAACGAAGCCTCGCAAATTCCTTATACGTCGGCGCTCGTCGCTTTCACGCGGCTGGCCCAAGTCGTTCCCGGCATTCCCCAGCGGGCCTATGTCGATCTCAATCCGACGAGCAAAGTCCATTGGACCAATATTTTGTTCGGAGACAAACGGGATCCCGTTTCGATGCAAGCCCTCCCTGACCCTGGCGCCTATGCCCGCGCCTTTATCAACCCTAGGGATAATGCCGCAAATCTATCGGCCGCATTTCTCGAGAGCCTCGCCAATCTGCCCGAGCGTCAGCGAAAACGTTTCTTTGAAGGCGTCTATGTCGATGCCGTCGACGATGCGCTTTGGAGCTACGACATTATCGAAAAAAACCGCCGGCCGCTCTCCGATATTCCGGTCGAGCGCCGCACGGCGGTTGTCGTCGCGCTCGATCCGTCCGGGGCCGCCGGTCAAGACGATTTAGGCTCGGACGAAATCGGTATCATCATCGCCGCGCGCGGCGAAGATGGCGATTGCTACGTTATCGCGGACCGGTCATGCAGGGATTCTCCGGCGGGTTGGGGCCGGCGCGCGGTCACCGCGTTTCACGAATATAAGGCTGATTGCATCGTCGCGGAATCCAATTTTGGCGGCGAAATGGTGCGCGCAACCATCCAAGCCGCCGATCGCAACGTTCCAGTTCGCCTCGTCGTTGCAAGCAGGGGAAAGGCGGTACGGGCGGAGCCTGTATCCGTCCGCTACGCGCTTGGCCAAGTCCATCACGTCCAGCGATTTGCAAAGCTCGAGGACCAGCTCTGCGCCTTCTCCGCTTCCGGCTATGCCGGTCAAGGAAGTCCTGATCATGCGGACGCGGCGGTTTGGGCGCTCACCTATCTTTTTGGCAGTGACGACGGCACCGGCATTATCGAATTTTACCGCCGCGAAGCGCAGGATAAATCGAATGCTTGATCCAGAAGCAGGAAGGGCGTCAAACCATGAGTGAACGTGGTGCCGGGCGGCCAAAATGGTCGCTGAATCCCTATGAAGTGAGCCTTTCCTTTGCCGCGCGCCAAACTGCGCCATCCCAGGAATCGGCGTGGGATTGGTTTGGTCCGCTTGATCCGATCGCTCCTGGCGCGCCGGCCGATGTTGCTGGACGCCAATGGGATTATCAAGCGGGTTTCAACCTTGCTTTGCAGCCTCGTCCCTACGAGCCAGTCACCTTCGCAACGCTCCGGTCGCTGGCCGATGGTTTCGACCTTTTGCGGCTGGTGATTGAGACGCGCAAAGATCAGATCGCGCGCTTGGCTTGGTCGATTAAGCCCCGTCAAACAGGCGTCACTCGCGATCAGGCGAGAGTTGACGCGCTCACGACCTTCTTTCACAGGCCCGATGGCATTCACGGTTGGGCCGAGTGGCTGCGTATGTTGCTCGAAGAACTTTTCGTCATCGACGCGCCAGCGCTCTATATGCAGCGCAATCGTGCGGGTCAGCTCATCGCCCTTATGCCGCTCGACGGCGCCACCATCAAACCCGTGATCGACGCGTGGGGCAGACAGCCCGCACCCTATCAAGAGGGTGGTCAAACGATTTACCCCGCAGCCTATCAGCAAATCCTCAAAGGGTTCCCGGCCGTGGATTATTCCACGCGCGACCTCTTATACCGGCCTCGCAATCCGCGCGTGAACAAGGCCTACGGCTTTAGCCCCGTCGAGCAGGTTTTGACGACGGTAAATATAGCGCTGCGCCGGCAGCTTTTCCTTATGGACTATTTTACCGATGGCAATATCCCGGACAGTTTGATCGGCGTTCCCGAGACCTGGACGCCCGATCAAATCGCATCCTACCAGAAATATTGGGACGCTTATTTCTCCGGCGATCTCGCACGCCGGCGGCGGGCCAAGTTCGTGCCGGGAGGTGTAGCCAAAACTTTCATTCAGACGAAGGAACCCGAACTCAAAAGCGTCTTCGATGAATGGCTAGCGCGCATTGTTTGTTTCGCCTTCTCCGTTTCGCCGCAAGCGCTCGTGCAAAGCATGAATCGCTCCACGGCGGAGACCCAAAAAGATCTCTCGCAGGAAGAAGGTCTCGTTCCCATCCTTTTATGGGTCAAAAATCTTATCGATGATCTGCTTGCCCGTGAATTCGGCGCCGCTGATTTCGAGTTCGCGTGGACACCGGCAGACACGATCGATTCGCAAGTCCAAGAAACAATTCTTTCGAGCTTTACGAGCCGGGGCATTCTTACCATCAACGAAGCACGCGCTGTTCTTGGCCGCATTCCCCTCGTGGATCCTTCGGCCGATAAGCCCTTAGCGCTGACCACGACAGGTTATGTTCCAATCTCTTCTGCGCCTCCAGCCGTTTAATTCCCATCTCACGCCAAAATAAGGAGTTCCGATGGCCGCGCTACGCATGTCCATCCCTATCACGAAGGTCGACGCGGCCCAGCGTTTGGTTTACGGCCTGGCGACCGCGGAGATCGAAGATAGATCCGGGGAAATCTGTGATTACGCCACGACCAAACCCCTTTATGAAAAATGGTCCCAGGCCATCGAGGAGTCGACGGGCGGAAAGTCTCTCGGCAATCTCCGCTCTATGCATGGTGCGATCGCGGCCGGAAAAGTCACGGCTCTGACATTCAATGACAAGGCTAAGCAAATCGAAATTTGCGCCAAAGTCATCGATGATGCCGAATGGGCAAAGGTGGAAGAGGGCGTCTATACCGGCTTCTCGCAAGGAGGCATTTACGCCAAGCGCTGGACCGACGAGATGGGCGGCAAACGATATACCGCCGAGCCTCACGAAATCTCCCTCGTCGATCTTCCCTGTTTACCCGAAGCGCGGTTCGAGATGATCAAGGCCGATTGATCGTTTGAAGTGCGGCCGTTCAAGGTTGCGGAAGAGGCGCCGGAAACGGCTGAAATTGAAGAAGTGCTGCCTCCACCAACCGAAACTGTCGTAAAAATCGGTGCCCGTAACAACGAGGCCGATCAAACGCGTATTCAACATCTTCACGATACAGCGGTCGATCTCGGCGCGGTGTGCGGAGCCGCCAAAATATACACGGTCGATCTCACCAAGCAATTCGACATTCTCGCTGATCGTTTGATGACAAAACTCAATGACCTTCTTAGCTAATTTTGTTGGGGCCCAAGGCGAGTTGATTGTTGATACCACAAACAATCGCGTTCAAGTCCACGACGGCGCGACTGGCGGCGGCTTTGCGGCGGCGAAACTATCGGAAGTGCTGCAATCGGCCAACAATCTCTCGGATCTCCCCAATAAGGCTACCGCGCTCGTAAATCTTGGGGCGGTCGCAACTGCGGAAATCGGCGCTACAAATGGCGTTGCTTCGCTGGACAGCACTGGCCATGTGCCGTCTTCACAACTTCCAGCGTCGATTGTCGGGTCCTTGCAATTTCAGGGGACATGGAATGCCTCGGCCAATAGTCCCACGCTAACCTCAGGCACGGGGGTGAAAGGGAGTTTTTATAAGGTTTTGGTCGCGGGCACGACGATGATCGACGGCAATTCCCAATGGAACGTTGGGGACATTATTCTGTTCGACGGAACGGTTTGGGATAAGATCGATGGCGAGTCCTCGGAGGTCATCTCCGTCGCTGGTTTGACGGGCACGGTCACGGCCGCGCAAATCTTGACCGGAATTATCGCAAGCTCGGGATCGACGGGCTCGGGCGCGCTTGTTCTTGCCACGTCGCCATCCCTTACGGCGCCGAATCTGGGTACGCCGTCCGCCGCCGTTTTGACCAACGCCACCGGGCTTCCGCTTTCGACCGGCGTTTCGGGGACGCTCCCGGCGGCGCAATTTCCCGCCCTCGCAGGCGATATCGCGACCACGGCCGGTTCACTTGCCACGACAATCTCGTCCGGCGCGGTGACACTCGCCAAGATGGCGAATCTGGCGTCCGATTCGTTCATCGGTAATAATACGAGCGGCGCGGCCACGCCGCTCGCTCTCTCGGTCAGCCAAGCGCGCGTCCTGGGGGCCATAGATCAACTCACCAACGTCAGCGACACCGCTTATTCCGCGCTCGCGACTGATTATCTGATCTCCTATACAGCGATCACGGCGGCGCGCGTCGTTACGCTCCCGGCGGCATCGAGTTACGCGGCGGGACGCGCATTAACGATTCAGGACAAATCGGGTTCGGCAAGCGCCAGTCTGACGATCTCCGTCGCGCCGAACGGAACGGACCAGGTCAACGGCTCGAACACGACACAGGTCGTCATCAATTCGGCGCGTGGCCGCATCGAATTAATCTCGGACGGTTCGTCCAATTGGACTGCTCAGAGTCTTGCCTTCGTTGGCGATGCCACTGGAGCCGGATTCTCGTCGGGGACTGCTCTCACGCTCGCTACGGTCAACTCAGGCTCTGGCGCCGTGGGTTCTTCGACGGCCATCCCCGTCCTGACGACCAATGCAAAAGGGCTGGTGACGGCGCAATCGACCGCAGCGGTCGTCGCGCCCGCTGGGACGCTGACCGGAACCACGCTCGCATCCAATGTGCTCGCATCCTCGTTGACATCCGTTGGCACATTGTCGAGCGGTGCGGTGCCAGTCTCACTTTTGACTGGTCTTGGCACTGGCGTCGAGACCGCGATGACCAACGCACCCAATACGTCTGGAGGGTTAGCTCTCTATAGCAGCAGCAAATCACCTATCATTCTTGGGCAGCTTTATCTTCCCCTGATCCTGCCCTCCAGCGGGTCGATGGGGAATAACGGAGCACTAAGTGGTATCACGGCGCTCCCGACAATTTATGCTCACGCCTATATTTATATGCCGGCGGGAGCGATTTCGAGCGGCAGTATGGCAGGGTGGTATTATTACGTCGCGTCCTCCACGACTGCGGGAACAGTTTACAACAACACCTATAGCAGCGGCACTCCCACGATTCCTTCGTCACCCGCAGCCTTCTCGACGACGGGGCCGGGGGCGTATACGCAAACGACAAGCGTGGTAACGGCCTATTCTTTGACTATCGTGGGGGGCACGCTTGGCGCGGCCGATGCCGTGCAGGCAACGTCATCTTTCACTCTCAATGACAGCTCGAATAATAAGGTGTTCGATTCATACTTTGGATCGACTGCCTATGAGCTTGGCGGGGCGACCTTGACAACATACAAAGCTTTTACGGGGATTACCGGCTTCAGAAACCCGGGCTCCCTTTCGTCTCAGACAAGTACAACGACCATCAATTCTTATGGTTATGGCTATGACGTTGCACTTCCGGTATATGGCGCAATAAATACCGCGAGTAACCAGCCGTTGTTCTTCAATATCCAACTTACGGCCGCAACGGATTTCATCGTCATGGAAAATGCCGGCGTGCAACAAATCCCAGGAGTGCCGTGATGCACTCCTTAATTTCTCGCCAGAAATGCAATTCGTCGCATAGTCCTGACATTTCTAAACTCTCAGGCGACGACGCCTTGGCTTGATCTGGACAGAGCGGCGGTAGTCTTCATCGGCGCGTAACTTACGGCTTTTTGCGAAAGCCTACGCGGTTTGTTTACCAAGTCGCTATCGCCCAGGAATCCTCCTCGACAGCGTGGCCTGCTCTGCCCGTGACGATTCCCTAGTGCCCCGCGCCTAACTCAGAGAATCCATCATGATCGACTTGCCACAAGCGCTGGTCTGGCGCGATTGGGGACGCGCGCGCCCGTTGAGCCTGGCGCTGATCCTCGCCGTCCCCCACGCCCATGCCGCGTCCGCGCACCATCATCACCTCGGGCAACGGCGTGACCACGCCTTGCTCTCGCAACCCGTGTCCGGTGCGGCCGGGACCATGCGCGCCAGCTATTACGGTGTCGAATCGGGCACACGCACGGCGTCCGGCACGATCTTCCATCCCATGGGTTTCACCGCGGCGCATCGAACGTTGCCGTTCGGGACGCATTTGCGGGTTTGTTACCGCGCTTGCGTGATCGTCGTGATCAACGATCGCGGCCCCGCGAAATGGACTGGCCGCGCGCTCGATCTTTCCGAAGGCGCTGCGCGCGCCACCGGCCTTGAATCCGTGGGCGTTGCATCCGTTGAGGTTACGCGCCTCGATTGACATGTCTCGCCGCGCTAGCCACTCGCCTTTCGCCGCCATCCCGGCGGCGAAGCCCGGAGATTGAAAATGTTCCGGAAAATCCACGCGGGCCTCTCAGCCAATGCGGCTGCGCTGCTTGCGCTCAATGATCGGATAGAAACCATGTCAACAGCTTTCGATAATTTGACGGCCGCCGTTAATGCGCAAATCAGCGTGGATGCAGCTGCGGCGACCTTGATCAGCGGGATTGCCACTCAACTCAAAGCCACCAGCGACGATGCCGCGATTCAGTCCTTGGCGGATCAATTGACCGCGGCGGCGGCGCCGTTGTCCGCGGCTGTGGCAGCGAATACTCCGGCTGCGTCCGCCGCTCCCACCGCTGATCCTACGGACTCCTCCGCGCCAGCACCTGATCCCGCCGCTTCGTCCGAACAGGCTTCTAGTTAGCCGGGCCATCCTAACCGGCCCGGCCTTTTGGGCTGGGCCTTCTCACGGAGACAACGATGCCGCTGTTGTTTGATCACATAGCGTTCTTTGACGCTGTCCGCGTGAATATTTTCCACGGAATCTCCCAAACTCAGGTCGCTGGCTGCGAAGCGATCTTGACGGAGGCAGAGCGGCGCGGACTCGGAAATCCAGAAACGGCGTATATTCTCGCGACAGTTTTTTGGGAAACCGGCCGCGCCATGCAGCCGGTCAAAGAGATCGGCCAGGGCAGGGGGCGTGCTTATGGCATGGCCGATCCCGTAACTAAGAAGATCTATTATGGACGCGGGCTCGTTCAACTCACTTGGAAGGAGAACTACGCCAAATTCGCCAAGGTTTGCGGGGCGGATCTCGTCGATCATCCCGATCTCGCATTGCAGCTCCCGATCGCCTTGAAAGTCGTTTTTGAAGGGATGACCGAAGGCCTTTTCACAGGCAAAAAGCTTGGCGATTACCTCTCCGCTTCCATCCCGGACTATGCCGGCGCGCGGCGGATCGTCAACGGGACGGACCAAGCCAATACCATCGCCAGCTACGCGCGGCAATTCGAGGTGGCGCTCATTGCTGCCCCTGTCCCTGCCGCGCCGCCCGCATCCGCCACGGCCACTCAGCGGGGAATATTCAATCGTCTCAAGTCCTATCTCGGATATTGACAGGAGCTTATCATGAAATTCGACCTGATCTCGACCGCCGTAGCTCTCGTAACTTGGACCCTGGCCTATTTTCTTTTCATTCGCCATTGGCTGATGCAATATAAAACAACGGCCTCGATCATCACCCGCATTCAAGCGGCGGAAAACAATCTTCTTGCTAAAATCGGCATTTGGTTTGAAGCCAAAAAGGCACTGGCCGTGGGATTCCTCGCGTCTTTGTTTGGCGCGGCGCATACCGGTGCCATATCCACCGTCTCAGCCGCGAAGGCAACGGCCACCACTGTTGCATCGACTGTCAATGCGCTTCAGCCTGCCGATGTCGACGCGTTTAAAGACCAAAGCCTCTGGCATGGCCTATTGAACGATAGCGGGATCGAGTTGAAGATCATGTCGGTGCTGGCATTCATTACGGCGCTGCTTGCGGTCAAGGGACATGTGGCGGCCGCCAAGATCGTGCCCGCGATCCCGGCTCCGGCTGCTCCGGTGGCGCCGGGTGCAGCCA